GGCTTCAAGCTCGCAAGAAATAGCTAGGTGTAAAACTTACACTAAGCGCATTAGGAAGCCATGAGCGCCAAGGATTTTCGAAGCATCAAAATTTCGCAGCGAGAGGCGGCAGAATTTTTCAATGTCGACTCGGCGACCGTGCGCAAAACGGCGCAGATGCACAACATGAAAGCGCCCTATAATCTCATGGCGATCACTCGCGCTTACATTGACCGGCTTAGAGACGTGGCGACCAGCAAGGACAAGATGTCGTCGGAGAGGGTCGACCTGGTGCAAGAGCAAGCGCGACTCGCCAAAGCCAAGGCCGATGACCAGGAGATGAAAAACGCCGTGAATGAGGGCGAACTGGTCAGCTCTGCCGAAGTCGAACTGGCTTGGTCTGAGATTGTCGCGGCAATCCGTGCGGGCGTCTTGGCTATGGGCTCGCGACTCGCGCCGGAATTGACAGGCCTAAAGACCGAACGCCAAATGAAGGCGCGCATCGACAAAGAGGCACACACACTGCTAACCGATCTAAGCGATGAAAGCCCGCATTGAGATCGGGCCGAAGGTTCGCGCCTTGGCTAGGAGGGTGCGGGCCAGGATTGCGCCACCGCCTGACATTACTGGCTCGCAATGGGCCAACGAATACCGACGACTTTCGCCGGAGGCTAGCGCCGAGGCTGGCCGCTTTCGTATCGAGCGCACGCCATACATGCGCGAGATCCTCGACACAATGACGGGTGCGGTTATTGATGTTGAAGAAGTCTGGTTCAAAAAATCCGCTCAGATTGCCTACAGTGAAACGCTCAACAATGCGGTCGGCTATTACATTCACTTGGACCCTGGCCCTATCATGATGGTTCAGCCAACGCTTGAGATGGCTGAAAGTTATTCAAAAGATCGCATCGAGCCAATGCTTCGAGATTGCGAATGTCTAGCCGCGCTAACAGACTTTCGCGCTAAGAAGTCGAGCAATACGATTCTCAGGAAGAAATTCCCCGGCGGTTTGATGCAGCTGATCGGCGCGAACAGTCCGGCAGCTATCGCATCAAGGCCCATTCGGGTTGTGTTCTGTGACGAGGTCGACCGCTATCCGCCAAGCACTGGCAAGGAAGGCGATCCTATCGAGTTGGCGAGAGCGCGCCAAGCAACCTATCAATCTAACCGGATGTTTGTTGCTGGTGGAACGCCAGTCCTAAAGGGAGCCTCACGAACGGTCAAGGGCTACGAGAGCACCGATCAGCGAGAATACTTTGTGGAGTGCCCGCACTGTCGCGATCATATCACGCTCAAGTGGGAGCAGTTCGAGAAAGACGATCCTGACGCAAAACACTATGGCGAGTATCGATGCCAGTCATGTAAGCGACACATTGCGCACCATCACAAAGCGGCGATGCTAGCAGACTCGCAAATGGGCGGAACGGCAGAATGGAGAGCAACCAGCGATGAAGGCCGCGAGGGTGCGAGAGGCTTCTTCATCTGGACAGCTTACAGCCCGTTTAGGTCGTGGGTTTGGATTTGCAACCAATGGCAGAAATGCAAGGGCGACCCTGAACTAGAGCAAGTGTTCTATAACACGGTCTTAGGGTTGGAGTATTCCCACGCCGGGCTTGAGGTCGATTGCGAAACCCTGTTTAAGCGGCGCGAGGTTTATAGTCACGAGTCAATCCCTGATGACATCCTTGTGATAACGTGCGGAGTGGATACGCAAGACGACCGTTTCGAGCTTGAGATAGTCGGCTGGGGTGATGGCGAGGAATCCTGGTCGCTCGATTACATCACGATACCGGGCGACCCCGCTAACAAGGAAACACGCGACCAGCTTGACGCCGTGTTGAGTGACACGTTCTATAAGCGTCAAGACGGGCGCGAAATGGGCATCAAGGCAACCTTTATCGATGCTGCCGGCCACCGCGCCGACGCTGTCTATCAGTTTGTAAGAGGCAAGACTTCAAGGCACGTCTTTGCTTGCCGAGGCCTAACGACTGCCGGGCAACCGATCTTTGCGCGCTGGTCTAAGCTCAAGAAGGCCAAAGTCAAGTTGGCGCACGTCGGCACGGATACCGCCAAGGAAACGATTTACGCCAACCTATCCGCTCTCTCGGATCGCGTCGGGCGTATGCATTTCCCTATGGAATATTCGCTAGAGTATTTCAAGCAACTGACATCGGAAGAGAAGGTTGTGCGGTGGACGGCTGGCCAGCCGCGCGTTTCTTTTCAAAAGAAGTCCGACGCGGGCACGGGCGGACGTAATGAACCTCTTGACTGCCGTGTGTATGCCATGGCCGCCTTGCGCTCTTTGCCGATCAATCTCCGCACCCTGGCGCGCAAGAGAAAGGCGCTTAAGAAGCGCAAGTATGAGCTGAAACAAGCGCCTGATTCTGCACCTAGGCAAGAGGAAGCGAAAGAAGGCGATGCGGAGACCGAAACCCCAGAAAACAAGCCCAAAGCGCGCAAGAAAGCCCAAATTCGACGCCAGAGGCCTCCTAGGCGCGCCAACTGGTTGTCGGTCAAATAGGGGAAAGTGCTCGCTTCTGGTGAGCAATGGCTATTCCTTCGAGCTTCCGGGCGGGCACAACAAGCGACGAGTGGACCGTGCATTTGACGGACTACCCGACCGGCGATGGGTGGACCGTGTCCATGATCCTCAATAGCGGCTCGCAGACATACACGGTAGTTGCGACGGAGGATGGCAGCGATTACGCGTTCGCGGTCACGGCGGCCACGTCGGCAACATGGACGCCAGGAAGCTACGCCTACGGCATCCAGGCCGCGAAAGGCGGCGACATCTTCGACGTGTGTCAGGGGTGGATCGTAATCACCGAAGCGCTTGGCGCAAGCAACGCCAAGCTAACGCAACTCAATGCAGACCTTGTTAGTATTGATTCTGCGATTCGGAAAGTGATCGAATCAGGCGGCGTCAAGGCGCACCGCATTTCGATTCCGAGCGTGTCAGATCGCGAATATCAATGGCTTGATCTAGCGGAATTGCGACGCCATCGAATTTGGATCATGGGAGAAATTAAGCGTTGCAAAGCCGAGCTTGGCCTGGCCTCCAAGAAAACAGGCTACCGCCGCATCAAATCCGTTCTTTCATGAGTTACAAGTTCAACATTAAAACCGGCAAGTTTGAGCAGCGCAAGAAGGGCAAGCGCTACTTCCAAATGGCGGCAAGCGAATCGTTTGTTGGTTGGGATACGCAAGACGTTTCGGCGGATGCCTCGATCTACCCGCAACTTGTGCAAATGGTTTCACGGGCGCGTGACCTTGAGCGTAACAATGATTACATTCGAAACTATCTACGCTTGCTGAAAGCTAATGTAATAGGGTCGCATGGTATCAAACTGACGGCATGCCGGAAAGCCAGGAATGGGCGCATTGATAAATCTTTTAACAAGACGCTGGAAGACGCTTGGAAGCGCGCCGGAAAGCTCAAGCACTCGCCAAGCGCTTGCGGAAAGCAGACGCGAAAGGACATCGGCGATATGGCGATGGTGCGGCTAGCGGTTGACGGCGAGGCGATCATTCATCATCGACCTGGCTTTAAGAAAAACAAGTGGCGCTATGCTGTTCAGTTTATCGATTCAATGCGTCTTGATTGGCGCGTGAACGGCACCTTGCCTAACGGCAATCAGGTCAAGATGGGCGTCGAGGTTGACGAGGACGACAGACCGATTGCCTATCACATTCTCAAACAACACCCGTCAGAGGGCATCTTTGGCTGGCGCACGAATCAGCCAGAATATGAGGTAGTTCCTGCCGACGAGATTACGCACCTTTACGCTATCGAGCGCACAGGACAAACGCGAGGGATTACTTGGCTTGCATCTTCTGGAGTGCGGTCAAGGATGCTCGATAAGTTCGAGGAAGCAATTTGCGTAGGCGCTAGGGTTGCGGCCTCGAAGATGGGATTCTATAAGCCTAACGATGAATACGAAGGCGACGACCCTGGCGAGGATGACGGCACTGACTTGCGGCAAGAAGTCGAGCCCGGCATGTTTGATTTGCTGCCGCCAGGCCTCGACGTGGATACGTTTGACCCTAACTTTCCACCAGCAAACTTAGAAGAGTTTCACAAGGTCATTTCGCGCGGCATCGCGTCAGGTGTTGGCGCGAACTATAACCACGTCTTCAATAATTACGAAGGCGTCAACTATTCGTCATTGCGCGAGGCTAAGTTGAACGACCGGGATGCCTGGCGCACGCTGCAAGCGTTTTACATCGAGCACTTTGAAGAGATCTGGTTTAACCGATGGGTTGAGGTGCAACGTCTCAATGAGCAAAGCGGCCTCGACGCTGGGAAGCTTCAAGCGTTGCTAGAAGATGATTGCTACCGTTTCACGGCGCGCGGCTGGCAATGGGTCGATCCTCTCAAGGAGGTAAACGCGAACATTCAGGCAGTGGGTGCGGGCTTTACGTCACCGCAACGGGTCATCGAAGAATCGACTGGTGAAGATCCGGCAGTGATCCTTGAGGAAATCAAGGAGTTTCAAGACATCGCTGGAGATGACGTTAGTTTGAATTTTCAAGCACAACCAGCGGCACCACAGCAGACCGAGCAAGACGACTAAATGGCAGGCACGATTACAAAGGGCAACGAGGGAATCATTAAGCTTCAAGGAGGCGCGGAAGTGCCTTGCTTGTCGTCTTGGGAGCTGAATACGACGGCGTCAGAACAGCGAGAAGTCACTCGGTGCATGGCGAGTAATGGCGACGACAATTTCAGCTTATGGGAAAGCGTGGTCGCCATCGGGCGCGGCTGGCGCTTATCACTAACGTTTTATTGGCAAAAGACCGACGAGGCTGCCGCGCCGTCATTCTCACCAGAACGCACGGGCGAAACGATTGATATTGAGCTACTCCCTGACGGCGCTAGTGGGCCAAGCTATGAAGGGTCGGCAATCATTCAGTCATTGTCCAAGCCTGCCGAAATCGGCGTGAATATCACGCAGACGGTCAATCTGATCGGAGACGGCGATCTGTTCTTCGGGTATGAGCCAACTGTCTCGGGAAGCGCGCCAGTTGATATGGCGAATTTGGTCAATGACGCAATTAGCATCGATGCTAGCACGTGGTTTAATGGCGTGGTGACAAGCTATAGCTCATTCGGGTTGCCTCAAGGCGTGTTGCTTGATCCAAACACCGGGATGATTAGCGGCAGCATCGACGCCGATGAAGGCTCACTTGCTGTCACTATCACAGCGACGAACGACCTAGGCTCGGTCGATCATAATTTCTTCTGGTTTACTTGGGATGCTTACAGTGACGCCAAAGGGTGGTATGATACCACGCCTAGCACGTTCAAAACGGATCTGGTGGCGAGCTTCGATAGTGCTAATAGTGAGTATTTGAGCATCACTGATGCGGCGCAGACAGGGTTAGATTTGGGTGCTGGGGAATTTACGATTTCCCTTTGGATTAGACCTCTTTCTATCAGCGGCGTGCAGTGGATTATGGCGAAAGGGGCAGGGAATCAATCGACTCCTGGCCTGACAATGGTTAGGGTTGACACTACCATCTACTGCCGTTTGGTAGATAGTAACAACGCGGGGGTTCAAATAGCAGTCAGTGGGATCGTCCTGGGGAGTTGGTATAATATTATCATGCGGCGCAATGCTAGCGGTAGTTTCGAAGCCTTTAGCAACGGGCTGGCAAGTGGCTCGCCTGCCCAACAGGGCGCTAGCATAAACTCATCTGGTCCCTTTGTATTGGCCGGCAGCTCTGGGTTTACCGTCCCTTGTGATGCTGAGATGTCCAATACTGCTATCTGGAGCCGAGCCCTATCATCTTCAGAAATCACTGCCCTCTACAATTCGGGAACTCCTCGCAATTACGCAGATCTAACAACCTCCGAGAAAGTTGATCTTGTTAGTTTCTGGAACCTCAACGAGCCTAGGGGGACCCGATATGATTCGCACGGCTCCAACCATCTAACCGACAATAACACCGTTGGCGCAGCTCACGGGCCGGTGGAGTATGAGGCGACACAATATGCAGGGGTGACGAAATGGGAGAATCAAGGGACCGATGCTAGCCCGTTTGGGGATGTCGCCATCAATGCGCCTGGGGACGCTCCTCAGTTTATAGGTGGGGTGTTGGTATATGATGGTCTTTCTAATGCCTTGCAGACAACCTCAGGGGAGACTTTGGGGGATTCTACCATTGTGTTTGTAGGCAGCAAGGATGCCGCAGCCCCTTCAGGTGCCTATGTTATTGACAGCAATGACGCCTCGTTCCGCAGGTTGCTCTTTGTGCCAAGTGGTAAATACAGAGCTTACAGCAACGCGCTTTTCTCCGCGTCTACAAATACGACCACAGACCGTGTCCTTGTCTTCGCCTCGTTCACGAGCACGGATGTTACCTTGCAGGTGGATGCGGACGTGTTTGCCAAAGGGACAGGCACGACGGAAGCAATGAAAGGGCTCAGCGTTGGGGGCATTAACTCACTACACAGCGGGTTCAATTGGGGGTCCAATTGGGTGGGAACGATTGAATCCGTGATTGTCTTTGGGCGTCTCTTAACCGCCACCGAGAAAGCAGCATTAACCGCGCACTTTGCCTTAGCATGAGCCTTAAAACAGACGCCATCGACGCACGTTTAGAATCGTTGTATTTTTAATATATGGTTACAAAGCAAACAGCAATAGACGCAAGGCTCACAGAGCTATTGCCACAAGTGACGCTCTTACAAGATAGCTATCTGGCCAACTATGGCCGCTATTTCCAGGGGTTGGCTACACATGCCGAGCTACCAGATGGGGAGACGTTCGCGCCTGTCGACGTTACCGTTCGCCCGTCTGACCAGCCTCACAATTACGCTGATTTCTGGAGACGCATTCATTGGTCAGAGCCCGACGAAGAGACGGGCGAGCGAGAAGAGACGCATGAATTTCCTGAGTCCGTGCTGGCAGAAGTGGACTCACTAACAACGCGAATTCGATTCGACACCCATTGCAGCGTTGAGGGTCATTCGTGGAGTCTCACCATGGACTACCAAGACGAAACCGGGCACTGGCGCAAAGTGGTCAAGAAAGACGGCACCGTGGAAGACTGGCACATTATTGAGCAGGAGCTTGATAATATATAGAGGTGCGGAATTGAAAAGTGCTGGCTTCTATTTGTCGATGGCTAAGCCAAAGACACTACCGAAGAAGGGCGAGCGTAAAGCGTCCGCACCCACTAAGGAGCCGGAAGCGGATGGCGGCGTGATCGTGCGCGCATTTGCGGGCGGTCAAGATGCCGTCACGCGCCTGCGGTCTGAGGAGTCCGATGGCGCGGAGGAAGCGCCCGCTCGGTATGAGGTACGGCTAACAACTGACGCCGCCGTCAATATTTTCGCTGACTACCACGAAACCCTAGGTCATGACCGTGGCGAAGTGCGGATGGATTGGCTACAGTCCGGTAACGCGCCGTTGCTTTGGATGCACCGTCATGACCAACAACTAGGCGTCATTGAGGGTGCGGAAATCCGGGACGGCTCGGTTTATGTGACCGTCAGATTCGGCCCGTCACCCTTAGCACAAGAGAAGCGCGCCGACGTAGAAGCCGGGATCTTGCGCAACGTGAGCGTCGGTTTTCGCATTCACCAGTGGCGTTTCGAGGGAGAAACCGAGGACGGCGAGCATTACCGCGTGAGTGACTGGGAGCCTAAGGAAGCCTCTTTCGTCACCGTGCCAGCCGATCCAAACACGGGGTTTGGCCGAAGCGCTTCCGAAAAGTGCCATCTTCAAGAAATTGAACAATTTCGCGACAAACGAAACAACGAAACAACAACCACTAGCATTATGGCCAAAGAAGCCGATATTTCTAACGCTCAGGATTCGAGCACACACACTAGCAACTCAGGCGGTGAGCGCTCTACCATTGTAGTTGAGCGGGAAGCCGATAATACGCGAGCCATTAACGATGCGGTTTCAGCGGATCGTGAGCGCCAACGTAAGATTCGTGACATTGGCTCACAATGGAATTTCTCCGAAGAAGCCGAGCGTGCATGCGACGATGGGACATCAATAGCCGACTTTAACGCCATGGTACTCGAAAAGGGTCAGACGCGTTCTCTCGGGACAACGACCGAAGACATCGGCCTTTCGCAGAAAGAGAGGAAGCGTTACAATCTCGCGAACGTTGTTCAAGCGCTGATCACCGGCAGCACGCGCGGTGCCGAGCATGAGTTCGAAGTTTCCGACGCTATCAAAGAGAGCCAAGGCCGCTCCAATGATCGCGTAGCCATTCCCACTGACGTGCTCTTGCGCGGTTGGATTCCGCAAGACGCGGCAACCCGCTCGGCTCTTTATGGTGAGCGCGCCACGGTAGGCGTCGGCGTTGGCAACTCGGAAGCGGCTGACATTGTCGCTACTGAGCTTCGGGATGATATGTTTATCGAGAGCTTGCGCGAAGAAGCCGTGGTGCTGGGAATGGGTGTCACCGTCCTTCCTGGTCTCGTTGGGAATGTCGAAATTCCGCGCGAATTAACCAACCCGGCCTTCTATTGGGTTGCGGAGGATGCCGAGCCGACCGAGGGTGATTACACGCTGGACAAGATTTCGCTTAGCTACAAGACGGTAGCGGGCCGCATCCCATTCACTCGTCAGGCTGGCAAAACCACAACTCCAGGCATCGAGGGCCTCTTGACTCGTTCGATTCGTAAAGGCCTTGCAATCGCCATCGATCAAACCTTGATCAATGGTCCTGGCAGCGGCGGGGAGCCTGAAGGGATTCTGAATGCTTCTGGCATCGGTTCTGTCACGACCAGCGGCACACTGACCCGCGAGCACTTGTTCGACCTTGAAGAAGATCTCGCCAACGCCAACGCAAGCACAAGCGGCGCGCAAGGCTTGACCAACACGCACGGAAAGCGCGTTCTCTTGACCACCAAGACAGACGCCGGATCTGGTCTGTTTGTTGGATCTCGCGGCGACAATGGCTCGGTTGATACCGACGTTGGAAACTTTAAGATTTCTAACAATGTGCCGAACAATCTCGGCGTTGGCACCGACAAGACAGCGATCATTTACGGCAACTTTAGCTCTCTCCATGTTGGCATGTGGGGCGGCGTCGAGCTGATCCGTGACACGGCAACCAAGGTTGCGACGGGTGGCGTTGTTCTCCGTGTCTTCCAAGATCTTGATTGTGTCGTGGGTCAGGCTGCCAACTTCAGCGCAATCACCGACCTGACATAATCATGGCTGATATCGAGCTAAAGTGCTCCGCTCGGTGCCTCGTCAATGGCGAGGTGATCAAGCGCGGGGCGGTCATCACAAAGCCAAAGGATGAGGCTTTGCCTCTCCTCGCTTCCAATCGATTCGTGAGGGCTGACAGCGACGAGGCTAAGGCTATCAAGCCGGAGGCCAAGCCGATTCCAGCCAAGAAACAAGCTTCCTCTAGCTAGCCGTGGCAGAGCCCGTCAATGCTCTATTCGCTACCGATGCCGCCGTTACCGTCTCGCTTACGCCTGGCGGTGGCGGCGGCAGCATTGACCTATTGGGTTACTGGGACACGGGCGAAGAGGAGCAAGAGGCAGGCGATGGATACCGCACCACCTATCATCGAGTGGATGCGATCCATTTCACCTATGCCGCGAGCGATGGTGCGGCAGCCGAAGGCGATACGGTTTCATATAGTGGACTTAACCATCCGGTATTGGACGTTCGCACGGATGGCGTCGTGACAACTCTAGCGCTCGGTAAAGGCCAAGCACCGTAACAAATGCCAACAATACCCACACAAATCAAAGGGCGCATGCTCACGCTTGTGGCTGGCTTGGCTGATTTCAGCGGCACGGTTTCTAGTGGCAAGCCTGACATCTTCGAGGATGACGCCGCGTCGGTTTATCTCGGGAAGCAAGAAACTTCTCGCGTTTCTATGCGCGATTCGATCACGGATCGAGAACAAGTTATCCAGGTGACTATTGCGGATACGGTAGCATTAGGTGAGGACGCCGAAGAACACATCCTGGGCCTAGGCGAGGCGCTAGAGGCAGCGGTTGAAGCCGACCGCGCCAACATGCCGGAGGGCGTGCAGATCGATCTATTCGCGCAAGAAACGGAAATCAATCCTAGCACTCCAACCATAGCAATTATTACTCAGGCTTATCTAGCCACTTGGACACAACAACTTAACTAACAACAACGCAACACTATGGCAACTAGCATCACTAAAGGAACCGACGGGGTTCTCGAAATTACCAGCGGCGGCACTCCGGAAGAAGTGCCTTGTCTCCGATCATGGACGTTGAACACATCTAGCAGCGTCAACACGGAAAACACGCGTTGCATGAAGTCTAACGGCGACGGTGGAAGCGCTTCGTCTATCGCTTGGGATTCGAACACGCTCCAAGGCAAGTCTTGGTCCGTGGACATGGAATTTTTCTGGCAGAAAACCGACGAGGGCGCGAGCACCTACCTTGATCCGACGAAGGCTGGCGAAACGGTTGGTGTCAAGCTCTACCCGAACGACAACGCGTCTGGAGAAAAGGAATACTCTGGTTCTGGCTTGGTTGCTAGCGTCAGCGTTCCCTCCGAGGTTGGCTCGAATATCACGCAAACCGTGACGATTACCGGCGACGGCGCGCTTGCCATTGCGACTGTGGTCTAAATTTATCCTCGCAGCAACTAGGGGCCGTCTAGAGGCGATGCTAGGCGGTCCCGCTTTTTAACACCCAACAACTACCCAACATGGCTGACGCCGATATACTAACAACACTGCAAAAGGAATGGGCAAAGAAAGAGACCGACGCCGAGGTTGAGTCTCTTGGCGGTTTGCCCGTCAAAGTTTCGCCTCTCACTTGGGACGATAAGCAGCAACTATTCAAGGATGGCGAAAAGGCTTGGCCCAAGCTCGCGCTCAAGCGGATCATGCAAGCGGACGGCAAACCGCTTTTTTCGCACCAGGACGAACTCAAGCGCCCGCGCAACGTCGAGCGCATTCTTGTGAACGAGGTTGATCCTAAGATTCTGCAAGAGCTGATTTCTCTCTTGTTGCCCCAACTGGAGGTGGAAGACGTAGACAAGGGAAAGCAGTTCTCAGAGGAGAAACCGGAGTCCACCTAAGAAACTCGTTTTTCCTAGCGCATCACCTGGGCCGCACCCTGCCCGAGGTGAACGACATGACGCTGGCGGAGCGCACGGGGTGGCTTGCTTATTTCTCACTTTTGAGTGAGAAGGACTAACGTAATCTAAGCGGCTTCGAAAAGGGCTGGCTTCTAAGGGTATGCCAAGACGCGAAAAGGCCATTTTCGAGGTTTCAGCGGAGGATCGCGCTAGCCGCATTATTCGCAAGGTGCGCGAAGAATTCAAGGCGCTTGACCAGGGAGCTAACGCGGCAACGGGCGCTTTCGGAACAGTTAGCAAAGCGACCAAGTCTCTTGAAAAGGATTTCGTGAGGCTTGGCGGTGTCATTGCTGCCGCGTTCTCGATTCGGGCAATTACTGGATTTGCTCAGGCCGCCGTCAGGGAAGCGGCAGCGTTTGAGACGGGCCTGACGGCGGTTGCAAAAACGACGGGCGCAACGTCGGAGCAGCTAAAAGAGCTAACGCGCGGCGTTGAAGATCTCGAAAGAAAGATTCCGACGAGTTCCGAGAACCTTCTTGGTATGGCGTCGGCTGCTGGCCAACTTGGCGTTAAGGGCACCAATAACATCCTCAAATTTACTGAGACGTTAGCGCGACTTGAACTGGCGTCAGATGTTACCGGAGAGCAAGGCGCGCGTGATCTTGCTAGGCTTCTTAATATCACCGGATCGAATACCGATGATATTGACAACCTAGGCGCGGCTATTGTTGGATTAGGTAATTCGGCGGCAGCAACCGAGGCCGAAATCGTTCACATGGCCACGTTTGTGGGCCAATCGGTTGGTCAGTTCGGCGTTTCTGCTGACGAGGTTGTCGGCTTATCGACGGCGATGAAAGAGTTAGGCTTGCGAGCTGAGCTTTCAGGGTCCGCCGTTGGTCGAGCTTTTCGCGCTATCCAGGTGATCACGCAGGAAGGCGGGGAGCGCGCGCAGGCGCTTTCTGATGTCATGGGGCAAAGTGCTGAGGAGATCGCAGAGGCTTTCCGAGAGGATGCCGCTAGCGCGTTTGTGGACTTCCTAGAGGGCCTTAGTCAAACGGGCGACGATACCACCAATGTACTAACGCAACTCAAGCTTGCCGGTGATGAGAATTTGAGGGTGTTCCCTACCCTGGCGCGTAATGTAGATTTGGTGCGGCAACGGTTGGCGCAATCAAGCGGACTCTGGCGAGAGAACCGTGCGCTGATCGAGGAGAGTACAAGGGCTGCCGATACCTACGCGTCGAAGTTGCAGCTCTTTCAGAATCGCCAAAAGCAATTCAACCGAAGCCTTGGCGAACTGATCATTCCTGATCTGAGCGCCGGGCTTGCTAAGGCGAGCGAAGCAATTGATCTGTATTTCCAAGACTGGGCAGACGCCGCAAAAGGCGTTGGCTTGGGGATTGCGGCATTTTTCGAGAACATTTCGAGAGAACAAATCAGGAATGCTCTGTCTGCCTTTGATGCGATTAGGGCGGCGGCGATTGCTACTTTTAATGTCATTGGAAGCCATATTCAAAGCGCGCTAGGGACGGCGTTTACGGGCGTTATCACGCAAGCAGAAACGGCGTTCAATGCGATTTTAGCGAACTTCGAAAAGATCAATACGATTTTGCCGGGCAGGTTTGAAGTGGACTTGCCGACGCTCAGCTTCCCGAGACCTGACATTCCGCAAACCAAGAGTTTCAGTGATGAGTTCTTCGGCGCTTTTGCTAAGCTGGATGAACAAACGCAGCGCTACTTCGAATCACTCTTCGGTGAGGTTGGATTCGCTGAAAGCGCCCTCCAGAAACTGACGCAAGAGCAAATCAAGCGTCGGAAAGCGCTTGCGGCTGATCGCTTGATTCAAGGCGAGGCACAAGCAGCGTCCGAGTTAAAAACGAGCTTAGATGGTGCGGGGGATGCGGCTAGCGCGCTCGCGAGTCAAACCGACGCCGTGACATCAGCGACGGACGGCGCTAAGGCGTCGGTTGATAATCTGGCTGGCGCGCTTAGCAAGGCTGGCGTTGATGGCGTTTCGAGCTTCTCTCGGATCGCTCAGGAAGCCGAGCGGCTAAGAGGTGCGGCAGATGCGATCCGCTCGCGCTTTGCAACGCCGGTTGAGAGTCTGCAACGCGAGTTTCGCTCGATTGACCAGGCAACTGGTGCGGGTGGTTTGTCTGGTCAGGAGAACCAGATTTACAAATCGCGCGCGCTTGAAGAGTTCCGCGAGATCGAGCTTGGCATGGAAGGCTTGCAAGGCACATGGCAAGACACGGTTGGTGTTCTTGAGTCGAGTTTCTCAAGTTTCCTTCGAGGCGGTGTCGACGACTTCGGTGAGTTCGTCGCAGGAATCATTGCCGAGATTGCCGCGCTCCAAGCCGAGCGCCTTCTGTTTGGCGATAACGGCGTTCTGAGTGAGCTATTTGGAGGCGGTGGCACGAAGGCCTTAACCGTCGATATTACGCCGGAGATTGACCCCTTGCCCGTTCAGCGCGTATTGGAGGGGTTCAAACGTCCGATCTCGTTGCCGGCCTCTTACGACGCAGCAGCGGCAGCAGACGCGGTAGTGAGTGCGGATCTTCCATCGCTAGAGGTACCGATAGACTTGGATTTTCAGCGAGGCACCGAAGCGATTTTTGACCTGGTCGAGCGCGGGCTTTCTTCGCAGCATGCGGGCGAGCTTCACAAAGCGCTAGACGACGCCTTCAAGAGTGGAGACTATCAGTTTTTCGAAACGCTCAAAAACAAGGCTGCTGAGAATCTCGATTATTTCGACACTCTCGGCCAATCGGCGGGCGTGAATTTCGGAGAGGCATTCTCAGTGGCTAACGCGCCCCCGATCTCAAAGGGATTGGAGAACGCGGCTATGAAGGCGCGTGACATCCTGGCAGGGGTGCGGACCAATGTGGAGCCTCGCAAGCCGTCCGCAGCAGTTGTGCCAGTTACTCTGCCGGTCGAGCCCGGCATTGATCCTGGCGCGTTTGATTTACTAGGTGGGCAAGTTGAGGAAATCAGCCTGAATGTTTTTCAAGCAATGGAGGACGCTGGAACATCGGCGGCGACCCGCACTGCCGCTAGCTTCGAGGATGCAAACCAGACCATTCTTGGTAGTTTGGCAGATATGGCTAAGGGTGCCGTGAACGTGCTTAGTAACCTGGCGCGGCGCGCGGCATCCTTCCTTGGTGATCTGTTTGGCGGCGCGGGTGGTGGCGGCGGAATCAATCTTGGAAGCTTGCTGTCGTTTATTCCAGGGTTCAATGGCGGAGGTTTTACTGGCTACGGTCCACGCACGGGCGGTGTCGACGGGTTCGGAGGGTTCCCTGCTATCTTGCACCCCAACGAGCAAGTGATTGACCTGTCACGCGGGCAAATGGCCGCAAGCGGTGGCGGGATGCAGATCGCGCAAACGCTCAATATTCAGCCGGGTGTCAGTCAGGAGATGATTCCACAGATTTTAGCAGCAGCCAAAGAAGGTACTATGGCGGCCATTCGGGATGAGGGCCTGAGAGGTGGCCGAAGAGCGAGAACGTTAGGTTTTTGATTCTGTGAGTGATGTCATTATAAGTTCAATCATTGGATTTCTCGGCATGTGCGTCACTGCATTTGCTGGGGTTTGCGCAGCTAGGCGCGCAAAAAGAGAGCGCGACCAAGCAAAGAACGAAATGGGGTTTCAGAAAGCCGCGCTATCATTTACCGACTTTGTCGGGGAGTGGGGCGAAATTGAAAAAGAATTGCATTCCTTAGTTAAAGAGACTGATATTGACCGTTTCCTTATTTTGCGGGCTTGGAATGGAACGCTTAAGCCCAAGTGGACGACGGCAGTCTATCAATACAGAGAAGGCAGTCAGGAGCCTAGGTCTTATATCCATTTTGAACTTGATGATGATTATGCGTTTAGATTAAGTCAGATCATTTCTACTGGAAGCTTGGTTTTTGCGGTTGAAGAAATTCCTGACAGCTACGTGCGTCAAATTTACAATGCGGAAGGTGTTAAGCATTCAGCGTGGTTTTTCTTGTCTAGGAAGGAGCTAGAAACAAATAAGGATTGCGTTGCAATTTCTTACTGTTCTTTCGCGACGCATAGCGACGAGCAATTGGATGAAAATACATTGACGCGTTGTCGCATTCTTGTTAGCCGTTTAAAAAGCTTGGCCTAATGTTATATTTCCGCAAACCATACGGTCTGAATTTGTCCTGGTCAGAAGAGCCGAGAACCAAGCGCGGTAGGAAAGACGGCATCTTGATTCTGGCCGAGGAATGGCGCTTCATCCTGACAAAAGACTTTCTGCAATACGAGGTCATTGTCCCTGAAGGGACGGAATTAGATGGTCCGTCAATTCCTTGGTTTGCGCGCTGGCCTTTTGTTGTTGTGCCGCGCAATGACCAGACCGAAGCGCCAGGCGATGCGCATGACGTGCTTTACGCACTAAGAGGACGCGTTCCTGTCATGAACGGCGGCATGATTGCCGTTTCGAGATATGAGGCAGACTCGCTCTTTCTGATCGGGATTCTCAAAATGGGGTTGCCGCGCTGGCGGTGTCTGATAGCTAGCTCGGCACTATGGGCGTTTGGCTGGATGGCTTGGAGACGGACAAGCGCTACTGATGCCGCTAACCGTCGCTTGCCAATCATGGCGATCACTTTGGAAGGCCAGTCGGCTTGAAAAGTGCTGGCTTCCTAGTGGTGTCATGGAGACACCCACACTATCACCCGACCAGGCAGAGCTGCGCGTCAGGCACGCGCTAAGACACTCGGCATCATGCACCCAAACGTGTAACGAAGCGCTTCAAAGCGCCTTGTCCGCTAAAATCTCAGACGATCCAGTGAGCTACGCGCAAAAGATCGCGATGGCACGCGAGGCAGGCGCAGCGGCGCAACAGGCGCTTTCCAAGCTAATCACAGGCTTAGACGCCTGGAAGGCGTGTAAGGTACACTCCGAGAACGCGGCAACCGACAAGGCTAAAAAAGATATTGCCGCGCTTGAAGATTCTCTTTCTCAACAAAATCAACTGCAAGAATGAGGCGTGCCATGACATCTCTCTCTCGTTCTCTGCTGTTGGGTGCTGAGACCCGTCAGCGTCATGCGTTACTGTTAGCGCTGGCGTTGGCGGTGCCTTTCTTGACGTCGTGCGCTATTCCGATCACCCGCACTCATACAGTGCAAATTTCGGTTCGCATCGTTGAAAATGACGAACCATCTAAAGAAAATCCTGATATTTTCAGCGATTCTTACATTGACCCATCTTTTCTTGAGTTTAGCCCAAAGCAGGCTTGGGAGGCAATGGGTTTCGAAACGCCCTATTCCCTTACTCGTGAGCCCTGGAGAGCCCGGAAAGGGGGTCGCAAGTGAGACTTCCCTCTAGGAATGTCAGGGTGTTCCTATATGGAAACATTGCCGGTATTGCTGGTTGGTGGCAATACGTGGCGGCGAATGGGATGGATCAATTCGCGCTAACATCTTTGCAAGCGTTTGTGGGCGCGTTGTCTGCTGCTTACATGATGCGCAAGGATGACGATAAGCCTGGCACGCGTCGCAAGCGACCAGCGCCAGAAGGTCAAGCTCGACGCACAATTGAGCAAGAGCTAGCGCAGAAACGCCAGGAACGCATGCATGATCGGTTCTCTTCTTCGGCGACGCGCTTCGACCCGCCAGGCCTAACGCCACTGCGAGAAGAGCCAGCGCCCGCACATACCCCTCGCGAGCCGAGATTCCCGGCAGTTGAGCCCATGAACCCGCCTTCTGCATGGGGCGCTTTCGAGCCTGACAAGACGCTGCCTATTCCACCAATGCGCGGAGAGGAGACTATCAAATGAGTTTCAACCCTCCTAACAAGATGGTCGCTTTTCTCATTCAGAAAGGTTTGGCGGCTATGGATCTTTACCGAGCGCCGCAATCTGGCAATTGGGGGCCTAAAAGTAAAGCGGCGTATGATAAGGCGTTATCCTGGTGGGACACTCAGAGTAAGCCTGAGCCCGCCTCTGGGGGATTCTCCAGCAAGACTGCCGCCCCCGCGCAGGTAGGCTCAATGAGCCATAGAATGGTAGTTATTGCTCACGGAGAGCTAGGGACAAAGGAGTCAGGAGGCAACAACAAAGGCGCGCGGATTGTAGAATATCAAAAGGCCACTTGGCTAACCCCCTCCCCCTGGCCATGGTGCGCGGCCTTTATCTGTTGGGTATTCCAGCGGGCGTTGGATGGGCGCCGATTGCCGAGCGGCGTCGAGCGTCCGCGCACGGCTGGCGCATGGGATTTCGAGAATTGGGCGCACAAGCAAAGCGCTGCGGTGACGCTCATTAAACCCGCTAGCAAAACGACAGTTCGCGCGGGGGATATTGTTTGTTACACGTTTAGCCATATCGGGCTAGCAGCTAAAGACGAAGCTGGCGGCTACGTCCAGACCATCGAGGGTAACACTGGCCCTAGCGGTGGTCGAGATGGCGACGGCGTCTGGTCTAAGAAGCGCCCGAAATCTAAGATTCGCTCTATCATTCGCTGCAACTTCTAACAAATGGCTACTTACGACTTTCCTGCTGATGTTTGCATAACCGAGGTTTCCCTCACGGAGGGAAACGCGGTAGGAAATGCGACATCGCCTTACACATTCGCGCGCGAAGTACAAGATTGGGGCGGCGAGCAATGGCGCATGGTCCTAAATTTCCTGCCAATGTCTCGCGGTGACGCCGCTCAGCTTGAGGCGTTTATTTCTCGCCTTCGAGGCGGCGTAAATAGCTTCCGTCAAGGCGACCCCTACCGATCCTTGCCACGCGGCAATGATTTCAAGCATGGCGTGTCGCCTAATCGATCCGTCAAAACAGCGGTAGCGCAGGCAACGACAATCGAGGTTCAAGGATTCCTGCCCAACACGTCAGACCAGCTCCTAGCAAATGACCTGATTGAAATTGAAGGCTATCTTTACAAGGTTCTCGTCGATGCCGATAGCGGCGCGGGCGGGACGGGAAGCGACGGTAGCGGGTCGATGACGTTGGAAGTATGGCCGAGATTGCGGAAAGCGCATGCGGCTGACACGGAAGTGATCACTCGCAATCCGCGCGGAACATTTACGCTAGCAGACAGCAACCCAACGTTTAATCGCACGCGTTTCGAGCGGTTTGAAAATCAAATTCAATGCGTGGAGGTACTTTGATTTATGGGATTGTTATCGGCAGCAGCAAAGACAGCGCTCGAAGATGGTGACGCTGTCTTGGCATATTTGGTAGAGCTTGAGCTAGCAACCGGAACAGAGCGCTACTGGACCGGAACCTATGATCTGAGTTACGATAGCCAAACCTGGTCGCCAACTGGTGGCGTTGGCCGAGTGGGCGAGATTGGATCTTCTACTGATGTCCGAGCTAACGGCGTGACTCTATCAATGCATGGCTTGCCACTCGATGAGATGAAAGCTGGGAATTTGAACGCCGAGGACTACAAAGGCAGGCCCGCGCGCTTCATCTTTGCTATGTTGCAGAATGCTTCAGTGTTGTATGCGAAGCCGAGCTACTACTACGTAGATCAATTGACTTATGCAATCGAGGGCGGTGTGGGCGCGGTGCAAGTGAACTTGGAGCATGAGACGACCTACGCGGCTAGACAGAACGTGCGGCGATACTCTGATGCGGAGCAGCAAATAGAATACCCTGGCGATAAGGCCTTTGAATATCTCGCCTATTTATCTTCAGGCGTCGAAATTCGCTGGGGTGCCTACGGTAGCACATTCAAGGAATAACAATGGAACTATTAAAACTTTGGTCAGACTATGTAAAGGGCGCGATTAGTGTCCCATTCGAGCGCGGGACGGGTGATTGTTGTGCGTTTGCGGCAGGCTGGGCAAGCTTGATTTGCGGCGAAGAAGTCAAGTTGCCCGCACTCACTGACGAAGGCGCGAAGGATTACCTAGAGCGCAAGGGAGGCATGGAAGCGGCGGTTGCCTCTATCTTGAAACCGCTAGGGTTTGAGAAAACCAACCTAAGAAGGCAAGAAGACTATGCGATTGCTTGCGCCAAAAGCACAGTGTCATACTTTCCAGAATGCGTCGGGATTATGAATCGCGGCTACTTCGCCACGCGCAAAGATAGCCGAACGGGCCTAACGTGGATGCGCCGGAGTATGATTGAAATCGGCAGCGTCTGGACTCATCCAAAGATCTCGAAAACATGGGCTTAGGTGCGGCAATAGGTAGTTTCTTTGCGTTTCTGGCGTCCGGCACGGCGGCGGCTAAGGCTGTGGGCGCGGTCCTAACGTCAGCGCTCAGTGTTGGCCTAAATGCTGCCGCTACGGCAATCTTTGGCAAGCGCCCTGATCAGAAGCAAGGGCGATCTGGTAATATTAGAACGTCCTCAATGCCGCATCATGTGGTCTTAGGAGTGGTGCGGAAGGGCGGGCTCATGGCTTACGTGAACGGCAGCGGATCGCCCTCAAAAAACCGTCGGCTCTATCTAGCGGTAGTCGTGGCAGCGCATGAGGTAGAGAGCATGGACAAGCTTTTCGTCGGTGGCAAAGAAACCGACTTTGATGTCGGTGGGCTAACGCCAGGAAATGCTATCGGGGTCCTTCGTAAATATGCCAACTTTGAGTATCACCTAGGATCACCAACGCAGACGGCAGACACCACGCTGCAAGAGCTAGCAAATTGGACGGCAAACCATCGTTTCCAAGGGCGGGCCTACTTGCGGGCTAAGCTCTGGAAGAGTGAGAAACGTTACCCTAGCTTTATCCCTAATTTTACCGTTGAGATGCACGGGGCTAACGGGATCTATGATCCGCGCACAACCCTAACGGGCTACTCCGCAAACCCCGCACTACAGGTGGCTTGGATCTTGGAAACCTATCTAGGTATCCCTCGCGCGCGCATTGATACGACAGCTCTAACGGCGGCGGCGAACACTTGCGACGAGACAGTTACCCTCAAGGACACGTCGACGGCAACGCGCTATGAGTCGCACGGCTACTTCGAGCTTGAGGGCACGCCAGAAGGATGGATCGAACCAATTACTGACGCTATGGCGGGTGCGTTGGTTGAGCACGACGGCACCTACTACATACACGCCGGGGCATGGGTTGCACCAGAGGTCACGATTACCGATGACGATATTATCGGTAATCTGACACGAGCAACGGCGGGCAGCAACTTGACGCGAGCGAATACAATCAAGGGTTTGTTTGTTAGTCCTGAAACCTACGATGCGCCTGCCGAGTATGTCCCTGTCACGGAATCGGCTTTCTTGATCGAAGACAATGGCAAGGAAATCATTCTAGAAAAAGATTTGGAGTTTTGCGCGACGCATGAACAAGCGCGCCGAACGGCATCGATCCACTTGAGGAATCAGCGAATGGACGAGACAATCGACATGGAAGTGAACCTTCAAAAGGGCCTGGATATGAAACCATGGGACACCGTGACCGTTCAGAGCGATGTCATGGGCGTGAATGATACCTATCGGGTCATCGATCATGCTCTTGTTACCGAACCCGAGGGGCCTAGGGCTTACGTTAGGCTCGCTCTGAAGAAGGTGGCGAGCACTATCTTTGGGTGGGACGCAGCCACTCAGGAAAAAGAGTTAGTCTATGTCACGCCAAGCGATCTCCCGACCGAAGGAGACGACACGACACCAAAGGTGACAACAAGCGCAATAGAACCAAGCACGGACGCGGGGTCCGTTGACGCGCGCGTGGGTGACGTGCATATACAGCTTGATGGGCCAAACAGAAAAGTAGAAATATTCCGCAGGGTAGAAAATTAACATTATGGCTGATCCAACTGAAGAATGGGTGAGCGTCTCTATTGATTTAGACCGCTCAATCCTCGGCGGGGTGTTCAGCCCTGGCACGGACACCTGGGGCAGCACGTATTCAGACAAGATCCCGAAAGCTGGCTATTATTTGCGGGTGGATCAGGCCGGGACGGGGCCTTTTAGTTGGGCCTTGGCGGCGGGTGATGAGATTGTTGCACTGGTAGATAATCCAGATCCCACAAGTTCCGCTGATTTCTATCAGCGAAAAATAGACGGGCCTGTCGGCGCGACTGGAGTGATGGGTCCTGGGGGCGGTGCAAGTGGAGCAACGGGATTGACTGGGGCAACCGGATTGACAGGGGCGACCGGGTTGACCGGAGCCACCGGCGTTGGCACTACCGGGGCTGCCGGCGCAACCGGATTGACCGGAACTACTGGTGCAACAGGGGCAACCGGCGTTGGCACTACCGGGGCTACCGGCGCAACCGGATTGACCGGAACTACTGGTGCAACAGGGGCAACCGGGTTGACTGGGGCCACCGGCGTTGGCACTACTGGCGCAACGGGATTGACCGGGTTGACTGGGGCAACAGGATTGACTGGCGCAACGGGATTGACCGGGTTGACTGGGGCAACAGGATTGACTGGTGCAACGGGATTGACTGGTGCAACCGGAGCAACGGGATTGACCGGGTTGACTGGGGCAACAGGATTGACTGGTGCAACCGGAGCAACCGGATTGACTGGGGCAACGGGATTGACCGGGTTGACTGGGGCAACAGGATTGACTGGGGCAACGGGATTGACCGGGTTGACTGGGGCAACAGGATTGACCGGGTTGACTGGGGCAACAGGATTGACTGGGGCAACGGGATTGACCGGGTTGACTGGGGCAACAGGATTGACTGGTGCAACCGGAGCAACCGGATTGACTGGGGCAACAGGATTGACTGGTGCAACCGGAGCAACCGGATTGACTGGGGCAACAGGATTGACTGGTGCAACGGGATTGACTGGTGCAACCGGAGCGACCGGAGCGACCGGCACTACCGGAGCAACCGGCGCAACCGGATTGACCGGAGCGACCGGCATCGGCACTACCGGGGCAACCGGCGCAACAGGCATTTGCTGCGATGGAGCGACCGGCGCGACGGGGCTGACTGGAGCGACTGGCATCGGCACTACCGGGGCAACCGGCGCAACAGGCCCGGAGCCCGCACCCTCTATCGAGGTCACAACCAGCGACCCGACCGGGACTGGTGACAAGGTCGTGATCAACAAGAGCAACCGCAAGGTTTTCGAGGTCAACGCGACCGGAGCCATTCACATCGGCACGCTTAACGCGCCATAACATACCCAACAACCAGCACCCAACATGCTAAATCAGAAATTCACCTTCCACTGCTTAGGTGTTCCTCACACTATTACGAGCCAAGACTATTGTGCTTGCGCTTACACTGCCAAAGTCTTAAAATTCATCAAGATGACGACGGCGCGCGGCCATAAGTGTTATCACTATGGCCATCCTGATTCGGAAGTTGATTCCGAGAATGTTCCCGTAGTTTCTCGCGAGACCTTTGATGCGGACTATGGATCAAACGACACGAAGAATAAATTCTTTCAATTTGATCTCAGCGACGCGACCTACAAAGAACACCAGCAAGGCGCAATCAAAGCGATAGCTGAGCGCAAGAAAGGGCCTAACGAGTTCATTCTGAGCTTCTTTAGCGTTGCTGGGCAGCCGGTGTGCCAGGCGCACCCTGAGCTTGCACCAGTTGAGCCAGGTATCGGTTATAGTCGAGGCCACTTTGCGACCTATAAAATCTTCGAGTCTTACTCGCTCTATCACCAATACTATGGGCTGGAGAATAGCTCTAACGCAAGAATGGAATGGCACACCGGCGTGATTCCTAACTATTTCGACACCGAAGATTTCACTTATCGATCAGGAGGTGATTATTTCCTGTTTCTTGGTCGCATCTATGAGGGCAAGGGCGTTCACTTGGTGATTCAGCTAGCCGAGGCCTTGCCGAATCAGCGCTTTCTGATCGCTGGTCAAAACCGATGCTATATAGATGATAACTACGGGCCAGGCAAGGCACAGGCTTTGCCGCCCAATGTTGAGGTTGTCGGGTTTGCTAATCGTGAAAAGCGTCGCGAGCTATACCGAGACGCGAAGGGCGTCTTTTGCTTGTCTCAATACCTAGAGCCTTTTGGCGGGGTTGCTGTCGAATCCATGCTCTCTGGAACGCCTGTCATTAGTACAGACTGGGGGGCATTCACTGAAACCGTTTTGCATGGCCATACGGGGTATAGAGCGCGGAGCTTTGAGCAGCTCATTTGGGCCGCGCGCAACATTGACAGGATCGACCCGCGCAACTGCCGAGAGTGGGCGAAAGGAAACTACAGTCTAGACGCTATCGCGCCTCGATATGAGGAATTTTTCACACTCGCCTCACGCATGCATGCCAAGCCAAGCGGCGGTTGGTATGAGCGAGATGATAGCCGAGCCGAGCTTGATCACTTGACGCTGAATTTTCCGCACCATCCTGAGCGTCAAAATTTCGAATGGATGGCCGAAGAAGAGAAGCCGTTAGCCGAGCAAGTGGCGGCATGGATCAGGGAGCAAAGCCCTAGCCGAGTGCTAGATATTGGGTGCGGGCCTGGTCACTTCGTCGACGCGATGAGGGCTCTGGATATTTACGCTTGCGGGTATGACATCGATGCTAGGAAGGATCATTGCCATGTTTTCCAAAGAGATTTAACAGAATCTCACATGCCCTTCAGCGGTGTTGCTGACATTGTAATATGCCTGGAAGTACTGGAACACATAGACAAGGCCGATACGGTGACGGCGCTCAGGAATCTCGGCAGGATGACTAAGAATCTGCTAGTGTTTTCAGCGGCGCAACCCGGCCAAGGCGGCGTCGGGCATATCAATTGCCGACCGCGCGCCAACTGGCGGCATGACATCGAGGAGTATACCGAGCTAAGACATGACGCCAAGCTAACAAAAGACTTACTAGAAAGCGTGGATCATGAAACCGTGCCCGGTTGGTTTCTCAACAATGTCATGGTATTCAGAAAGCCTTAGAGGCTCGCAGAACTCCACGGGGAACCCTGCCCTACCCTCGCGCGCTTGAGCGCCTTCTAATACTTTGCCCGCTTTGTGGAGTGCGGAGCGAAAGCGCTCGCCTCTCAAGGCTTGGCGACGTTGGCGGAAATACTGTGCCCGCACCCTAGCTATGCGTAGCTCAAATGCACGGCGCAACCTGGCGGCGATGCGCAGACATTCAGGCCAGGATAGGCCTAGGCCTTGCGCGTTGATCTCTTTGGCGGCTTGGAAAGTTGTCATAGGATTGTTAGGCAGAAGCTCCAAGCATAGCGATGAACCAAAGAAGAGCAAGCAACCCCGCTAGGATCAAGAGAGGGAGGACAATAAACATTCCGCACCCTAGCTTTACGCCATCTTCAACACTGGATCGGGCGTTTACCGTGTTCGGTGGTGGAAGCGGTGGTGGCTGTTGTTGCTGGATTAGGGGTTGACCCGTTGATAAATCAATCTGGCAATATCTACAGATCTTAGCTTTGGCTCTAATGGTTTCTCCGCAGAACGGGCAATCCTTGTCCTCCATGGGGAGGATGCTCACTCATCGTTAGAGGTTCCGTCAATCACTCTTCTGAGATACTGGCCGCGCTTCCCTACCCCATCCTTGCAAAGGTCGAGTAACTCGGCGTCAATCTTGTCCTGTGCTTCTAGGGGTAGTTGCGCCCATGGGAGGCTGATCTGGTGCGGACCTTGAACGAGCGCGTCGTAACGTATCAGGCCCTTTATATAGGCCGAGTAGGAGGCGTAGCCTAGGTGTTTGGCGCGTGCGTCGGCCACTTTAGCGAGGTCTTCAGGGAGGCGGATAGGGCGGGATTTGGAAGCCATTAGTTAAGGATAGTTGATAGTCTGTAATACAGTGTACTACAGGCAGAAGATTGCGAGATCGAGCCAAAAGTGTTCACTTGAACATATGAGGGAATTACCGTGTGATCAGCCAGTGAAACAGCAGCGTTGCCAGCCAGAAGATGAGAAACTTCAGCAGGAGCTTCATTCGCCCCAGAAGATATCGCGTGAGCCTTCAGTTGCGACTGGCTCAGTATCAAGGACTTTAGAAAGCTCGGCTGTCCATTTCTCGACGTCGGCTGACGTCAGGAATACTGCGGTGATGATGGCGGCGAAGATGAGGAGTTTGATAGCATTCTTGATCAGCTCGGCGATCAGCTCATCGACCGTCTTCCCTTCAGAGCGAGCTTTTGCCTGGAACTTTTCAAATGTCTTCAAATCGAGTCGGGGGTTAATTTCGGGCACGCCACTCATTAACTGTTCAATGATCTTGGCGGGAGAGCCCGTGATTTTTCGGCCCGCGGATAGCCAGTTGTTAACAGTGCCAATTGAGACACCACACTGATCAGCAAGCCATTGTCTGCTGTGTCCTGATCGCTTCAGCCACGCTTTAACTTCATCGTTCATACCCAATCTGTGAACTATTTTCCGAAATTTGCAAAGAAAGACTTGTTAATTGCCCATTTTGGGTATTTTCTTAACCAATCTGTTAATTCATGACCATTCAACTGACTATCACCGAAACGCCAACCCTTGCCGCGGAGGACCTTTCTAGATTCTGCGAGATTGCGAGCAAGGAGGGCATATCACCAGAAGAGAAGTTGGCGAAGATCATCAAGGAAGTGATCCCAGCAAAGCCAGCCAAGAAGGAGGCTTCCAAATGAGCCAGTTCCGCACTGGTATCAATGCCAAGGCTGACAAGGCCCTGGCCGAGCTAGCAGAGTGGAACCGCAAGCAGGATAGCAAGAAAGCCGAGAAGCGCGCCAAGAAGGAGGCCAACAAGTGACCGCTCTAGTGCTTATTATGCTAGCCAGCGTTGGCTACTTCCTAATTGCTTGCTGGGAATCTCAGCGAGTCAAGGGCTCTAGCGTCGTCCTGCCTCTCGTTGACGACGGCGACGAGGACCAGCCCGCAAATCTGATCGCGCTGGGATGCGTCGGCTTGGCGGGCATCGCGTTCCTTTACTCAGCCATTCGCTTAGGCGTCTACCTCATTACGGGCGCATGATTCTTGTTAGGCTCATCGCGTTCGTTCTAGCGCTTTACTTTCTGGTGTTTTTCTTCTCGGCCTTAACTGGCATCGATTTGCCCCAGATGCTAGGCGGGCAACCAACGACTTTCCGTTAGCCTCATAGCGGGATCGGGCGCGGCCTGTTTTAAGGGGTTTTTCCAGGCCGCGCCCATACTTTCAAACTCACATTACAACTATGAGTAAACTTAGCCGAGACAAGGGCAAACGCTACGGATTACTAACCGTAATCAAAGAAGCGCAGCGAATAAAAGGTCACGCAATGTTAACTTGTGAGTGCGACTGCGGAAATGTGAAAACATTTCGCGTAGCGCATTTAGAGCAAGGGGTGTCGAAGTCATGCGGATGCAGAATAAGAAAGCACGGCATGCACAAAACAATCACCTACAAGAGCTGGAGCGGTATGCTTCACAGGTGCAATTGCAAGTCGGCTTCTAGTTACGCTCGCTACGGAGGAAGGGGTATAAAGGTCTGCAACCGATGGAAAAGCTTTAGTCGTTTTATCAAGGACATGGGTAAGCGCCCCAATCCTAGTTACTCCTTAGACAGAATTAATGTAAACGGGAATTATGAGCCCAACAACTGCCGCTGGGTAAAAAATGATATCCAGCAAAACAACAAGTGTAATACGGTTTACCTAACCGCATTCGGCGAAAAGAAGCCTATCACTAGCTGGATTAAGGACCCTAGATGCAAACTTAGCGCGTCCGGGTTGAGAAAGAGGATAGCTAAAGGGTGGTCCCATGAGAAAGCTCTAACCTACTCGCCTTATGCCAATTAATAGTCGAGCTAAAGGGGCAAGGGCTGAGCGCGCCTGGCGTGACGAGCTGCGAAATGCGGGTTTTACCGCGCATCGTGGTCAGCAGTTTTCAGGCGGCGGCGACTCGCCCGACGTGATCTGCGAGGAAATGGCCTCACTCTTTCATTGCGAGGTTAAGTTTGTCGAGCGCCTTAACATTCGGCAGGCCATGGATCAGGCCGAGGCTGACGCTAGCCTGTCTGCGCAGATTCCGTACGTGGCCCACAAAACGTCGCGCCAACCGTGGCTGGTGACGGTGCGGGCTCAAGACTTTCTAGACATGGCGCGCAGTTTCCTGGCGGACCATTCCACCCACCCAACCAATAGCACCAGGGGAGGCCATGACGCATCCTAAATGGCCTTCTCTGGCGTCTAAAATCTCAAGGGCAGATCGATTGCCCTTTCTAACAAACAAACCCAACACTAACAAATGGTATTAAACAGAATACAGAAAGGCCCCGTTAAAGGGGCGCAAAAGATCGTCATTTACGGCCCGGAAGGAATCGGCAAATCAACGCTGGCCTCCTGGTTTCCAAGCCCGTTGTTTCTCGATTGTGAGGGCGGCACAAAACAGATGGACGTTGACCGCCTCAACATCGCGGCGATTGACGACGTGAACCAGGCATGCGCGGAGATCGCGAAATCTGATTTTAAAACCCTCATTATCGATACGGCAGATTGGTGCGAGAGCATCATGATTCAGGGCATGTTACGCCGTGACGGCATGAAATCCATCGAAGACTATGGATACGGCAAAGGCTATACCGAGGCACAGCAAGAATTCGCGAAACTGTTATCGCGCCTCACGACGGTAGTTCAAAGCGGCGTGCATGTCGTCGTCCTGGCGCATGCGCAAATCTTGAAGTTTGAGCAACCAGACAGCGGCGCGTCATTTGATCGCTGGCAACTCAAGCTAACCAAGAAAAGCCTGCCATTGCTAAAAGAGTGGGCTGACATGTTGCTATTCTTGAATTGGGATATCAAGGTTGCCAAAGACTCGCAGACCAAGAAGACGCGTGGCGTCGGTGGCAAGGAGCGCAATTTACACACGACGCACTCGGCAGCGTGGGACGCCAAAAACCGGCACCAACTACCTGAGCTTGTGCCGGTCAAGGATAAGTTGCCTGACGTTATCGCTAAAGCGATTGCGATAGACTCGAAGCCCGCACCCTCCCCCGCCAAGTCGGAAGGTCTTAGCGCTGGCGCACTGGCCGACAAGGCTAAGGATCTGCTCGATGCTAAAGAATACACGTCTGACCTATCAGAGGCCTGTCAGCGTTTCCATGCTGCCGTTGCCGTGCATGGATCGAATGAGCTGATCGATGATTTCTTGATTGCCAGGGGCAAGATCAGCGACGGCGAGACATGGCGCGACGCGCCGGAAGACTACCTGATTCGCGCGGCGGATCATCCCCAGCAATTTATCGATGCCTTACTGTCATTTCGCGACGAGAAACAGAAGGAGGCTGCCGATGTTTAGGCCGAGCGCGATCCCTTATTTATTGAGGTGCGGGGGCTATGAGTCCACGCCGGGCAGCGGGTATCCTGCGCAGCGTGGAACCCTCATGGATGCGGCATTCCGCGATCTTATCGAGCTACGTCAGGGCGACACGGACGGCGAGTCCGACGCCTACGCAGAGCTAACGCCACTCGACCGGCAAGGTGTCTTGTGGGCCGTGGAGCAAGCCGAGGGCCTGGCACAGGGTCACGACATCATCGCCGATGAAGACGCATGCACAATCTCGATTCCGGGCTTTGAGCGGCCTGGCACGATGGACGCCGTGATTCCTGAAATGGCCATGACTCTAGATGTTAAAAGTGGCCGTAAGTACGACTACGAAGGACAAATGGCCGCTTATGCGCTCGGCTGCATGGAGGATCGAGGCCTGGATCAGTGGGCGGTGGTCGTGCTATACATGGACAGCGAGGACGCGACATTTTACAGCTTCACGCGCCAGCAATGCGTCAAGCTAATCAGAGCCGCACAACTCAACTACAGATCAGGCAGGCGAGAGATTAACGATTTCTGCAAGTGGTGTAAGCGCTTCAATGAGTGCCCAGCAGTGTCGACTAATGTGTCAAGCGCGCTCCAAACCGATGTTTTGACATTGATAGAAATGAGGCGCGATCCGTCCGCCATTTCGGTCTTCCTACGTCAGATGGCGATTGCGAAAGAGATAGAGAAGCGAATCAAAGCGGACTGCAAGGCCGATGGCGTTGAGATTCCTGGTTACATGCAAACCAAGGATGCGGAGTCTGTTAGCGTCTCGCCTGCCGCGCTTGAGCCTTATATTAATATGATAGGCTTGGAGAACCTGTTGCCCTTACTAAAGGACATTTCCGGTAAGGATGCCGAGAAGTTACTCAAGGAAGCCAAGGTCGAACTAACCGAAACCGAGCGCGAGGCGCTCTTTAAGAAAACTTATCGCGCCGGATCAATCCGACCTGGCCGAGCTAAGAAATCCTAACCAATAAACAAACCCAATACATAGATAGCATTATGCCAACATATACACAAAGCACCCCGACAGCGGGATTCGGCACTCTGGACGCCGGAGACTACAAGGTCACAATCGAGAATGCCGAGGACGACGTGTCCAAGGCTGGTAACGACATGATCAAGCTGACACTCGGAATTCACGGGCGAAACAACAAGCTTTTCGAGAGGCTCGTCTTTACCGAAAACGCCTATTGGAAAATTGACCAAGTGCTAGCCGCGCTCGGCTTCGAGGTTGAGGACGGTAGCGATTTCTCGGTGGAAAGTGATAAGCTCATAGGAAAGTCCGCATGGGTCACGGTAGAGCTTGGTGAATACAACGGCAAGCCATCACCGGAAATCTCGGTCTGGCATTTCGACCCTGACATGATCGCGGACTTTGAGTCCGAGCCGGCAGGCGAGCAAGAGGAGCGCGCCAAGGCTGCCGCGAGTGCGGAAAGCGAGCCGTCCAAATTCTAACCCAAACATAAAAATGAGCGTTGCCTTCGAGGAGCGCGCCTATCAAGCGGAGGCTCTGATCAAGATTGATCAGGGCTTCCGCACCTTTCAAAGCCAGCTTTTAGTTTTACCCACGGGCGCAGGGAAAACTATCACATTCGCCAAGCTGGTTAAAAATTGGACCACTAACGGCAAGCGATGCCTTATCCTGGCGCATCGGGAGGAGCTGCTTACGCAAGCGCAAGACAAGCTCTATCGGGCCGAGGGTGTCGTCAGCAGTCTAGAACGTGCGGGCTCTAAGGCCTCGCTCGGCGCGTCAGTGGTCGTTGGTAGCGTGCAGACCATGTACAGGCCAAAGCGCCTAGAGCGCTGGCCTGCCGACCACTTCGACCTGATCATTGTCGACGAGGCACACCGCACCCTAGCCAAGACCTATCAAGAAATTATTGAGTATTTCGCGAGCGCGTACTTGCTAGGCGTCACGGCGACGCCAGACCGGGCCGACAAGAAAAACCTTTCGCGTGCGTTTGAGAACGTCGCCTATGAAGTTTCGTTAAAAGAGTTGATCGAGCGGGAATATCTCTCGCCCATTCGGGTTGCCAGCTTCCCGGTTGAGGTGGACCTGGCAAGCGTCAAATCAACCAGCGGTGACTATGACCGCAACGAGATCGCACACGCTATCGAACCTTTACTAGTGCCGATTGCTAAGCAATTCGTTAAGCATTTCGAGGCGCGAAGGAAAGCGTTAGTCTTCCTCCCGTTGCGGTGCATCTCTTGGGATTTCTGTCAGATATTGAAGGGCATGGGAATTCATGCCGCGCATATCGATGGCGAGAGTAAAGACCGGCGCGAGATCCTCGCAGACTTCGCAAGCGGCAAGATCGAAGTCTTGTGTAATGCCATGTTGCTAACAGAAGGCTACGACGAGCCCGCCGTTGATACAATCATGTGCCTAAGGCCAACCAAGTCACGCGCGCTGTATGCACAGATGATAGGCCGAGGCACGCGCATTTCTCCCGGCAAGGATCATTTACTTGTGATCGATCCGCTTTGGATGAGCGAGACACACGCGCTGACGAAACCGGCGCACCTAGTAGCCGAGACCAAGGAAGACGCTCAGGCAGTGACCGAGGCTATCGTTGACGCGGATTATCTGCCTGGCGTCGGTGATGAGGCTATTGATCTACTAGAGGCAACGAGCGACGCGAGAGAAAGCCGCATTGCTAGTATTGAGAAGCGCCTCAAGGAAAAGAAAGCGGCGGCGGCTAAGTGCTTTGATCCTGTCACTTATGCGCTAAAGGTCATGGAATCGTCAGGCCTGGCTGATTATGAGCCGACAATGGGCTGGGAACGAGCTAAGCCAACCGACAAGCAAATTGAGACTCTCGAAAGGATGGGGGTGCAGGCTGATGAGATCCAATCGCGCGGCCATGCTAGCAAGCTTTTAGACTCGCTGGCCAGCCGTCAAAAGATGGGCCTGGCAACGGCCAAGCAAGTATTCTGGCTGCATAAGTTGAAAGTGCCGAATGCCAACACGCTCACGCGTGCCGAGGCGGGGCGCGAGCTTGACGCGCGCTTTGGCAGTAAGAAATCCGCACCCTCTCAAGCGAGCGCCTCGCCGTCAGGCGGACGCTACCGAGCGGCCAAGCATAAGCGCGACGTATTCGCAGAATTCGCCCAGACCCTAACAACCTACAAACAATAGGCCGACGCCATGCCAGACGAACCAAACGATAAGCCGAACAATGATCAGAACAACAAGCCGACGCGACCTAGAAGCTTTCGCTATCGGTCGAGCCGACCGCGCATTGGGCGTGTCAATCGAATCAACGAATACACTGAGGAGGGCAAGCCCGACCTGCCGCCAGTCACGGTCAACTATCTCAAGTTTGGCGTAGGCAAGGGCAATCGCAACGTCGCCTTGCGCAATGCATGTCACCAGTGCCGTGACAGCGGGCGCGTCGGTGACGTATGGCGCGGCCTACTCAAAACGCGAGCCATGGCCGATGGATTGAGCGAGCAAGAAGCCCGCAAGACGATTGATTCTTGCATGGTTGTTAGTGAGGCGCGCGAACCATGCGGGCGCAAGTCGGGCGTGCCTGGTCGTAAGAAGCCGATCATCGGTCGTGCCAAGCCTGCCAGCGACGAGACGCGCGAGCCGGATCATGATCCTTTCGATGGCGTTCTTTATCCTGACAAGCTGGCCGGGCATGAGGGTATGGTTGCCTTCCTCAAATCGACCTATGAGGAAGGCGAGTTTGTCTCGCTCTCATCGGCTGATGAGGAGCTGAACCCAACCAGCGGCGTAACCTTGGAACGCGACGCGCTCATAGCGCGCCTGGTCGAGCGCAAGGAGCGCAAGCACGGTGGTGATATACGCGATTTGATGAGCACGGATCGCGGCGTGTTCATTCGCATGAATCCGATGACTAAGGGCGGCACTAAGGATGCCGACGTGACCGCATTGCGCCACGTCCTGGCGGAAATCGACGATGATACGATATCGCGCCAAGTGCAGCTAGATACGTTCAGTAAGAGCGCTCTTCCAATCTCATGCATTATCGACAGTGCGGGGCGCGGGCTCCATGCGTGGGTGCGGGTCGATGCCTCGACGCGATCAGAGTATGACGAGCGCGCGCAGCTTGTCTATGAGGCACTAGACAATACCGGGGTGGACATCAAGGTCGGCAACCCGTCGCGCTGGTCTAGGTGCCCTACAGCAGCTAGGGGTGACGGCATCCAGCGCCTGGTGCGGCTTCGCATGGGTTGCGCCGACTGGGAAGGCTGGTTTTCGGAAAACGACCCCGAACTGGAGCGCATTCTTGAGACCGGGCGCGGGCCCTTGGAGTTGGCCCGCACCCCTATCGACGAGTCCATGACGTTGCTAGGCGACAGATTCTTGTGTCGTGGCGGCGCTATGATGTGGACCGGATCAACCGGCATCGGTAAATCGTCCAGCTCAACGCAAGCCCATATCTTATGGGCGCTTGGTCGCCCAGCATTCGGTATCACGCCGAACGGGCCGCTCAAGACCGCCGTTTTCCAGGTCGAAAACGACGACGGCGACTTGACCGAAATGGCGCAAGGTGTCTTCAAGGGCCTTGGATTGACCGAGGCTGAGAAAGAGCAGGTGCAACGCAACGTCCGCACCTTTACCGTCGAAACGTTGGGCGTAGGCGTTCTCAATTTGGCCCGTAGGCTCGGCATGGGATACAAGGGTTGGAAGCCCGACATTGTGTGCTTGGACCCACTACAGGCGCTTTCAGGGCTCGACGTGGCTGGTGATGTACGAGGAGTCCTGGAGTTTACCATGGACATGACACGCCTAGCCAGGGAGCTGGCGCTAGGCTGGCAGCTCTGCCACCATACACCGAAGGTAGGTGTCAACGCCATACAAGAGCGCGGGCTTGCCTATTCGAGCTATTTGGGCGCGGGAGGCGCTCAGCTCGCCAACTGGGCAAGGGCTGACATGCTGCTACTTCCTACGGTCACGGAAGGGCTTTACCAGCTTATTGCAGGCAAGCGGGCAGGGCGGCTAGGCTGGGACTCTCAGGTGAGGCATTTTAAGCATGGCAAGGTGGGGATTTGCTGGGAGGACGCGACGCCAGAGGACATCAAGGAACTCAAGGAAGCCACCGAGCAAGCGGCACCAAAGCGCCGAGATCGGAGCGCCGCGCCGAAGTCAAAATCGCGCTACTCTCTTAACCGTGAGAAGGGCGAGAACGAGTTTTTACAAGCAATCAGAGACTTCCATAAGGAGCATGAAAGACTCCCATCGAGGCGCGAGGCCGCAAGATTTGGCATCAAGGGCCAACCTCGGAAAAATGAAAAGATCGCTGAATTTATTAACCGGGTAGCTAACGAATTAGCGCCGAAAACAGAGGAGGAATCGTCTGATGAATTGCCGTTTTAGGCTAGGTGGTCCCCAAAAAGGGGACCAGTTAATTTCAAAAAGGGGACCAGTTCACCCAAGGCAGGGCGAGGGTGGTCCCCCTGGTCCCCTTTTCCCGTTACCCCTTCCAGGGGATAAACGGGACCAAGGGGACCAGTTGGGACCACGCCTCTTGCCGGGGACCTGCCGAGGGGCGCGGAAGGTGGTCCCCTTTTGCAAAATCAAAAAGGGGACCACTTCGACTAGAAAAATAGCGCTTGGGGTTGAGCGCCGATGCGAAATCCTAGAGCTGAAAAGCCAACCTTTGGAACGTTTCGGAAAGTCTGCGATGGCATGCGAAATGCTAAGGGGGCCGGCAACTAACAATTTCACTAAATAAACACGAACCCAAAAACGACAAAATGCAAAAACGGAAAAGGACAGCGAGACTCAGTCACCAGCGCAGAGTCAGGACCGCGCCGAATGGGAGAAAGCCTCACAAGTACGGCGACCGCACCTTTGCGGGGTGGGAAGCTTACTATGAGGTATGGGGGGTGCGGAAACCGTGCGCGCGGACGATCTGTTCGCACTACGGGCGCAACCGGGCACTGGGCAAGACGGACGAGGAAATTATAGAAATGCAGAAACGGTTATGGCTGGAAGGCATCACCGAATGCGCAAACCGGGGGAAGTCCGATGTCTGAAGGAGTCGCGCCGAAGGTTGTTTATGAAGCGCCGCCAGTATGGATCAGACTACCGAAAGACGGCACCTATTGCCGATGGTTTGGGATCAGTCGGACAGGCTACTATGATCTTATGAAAGCCGGGCTGATTGAGACGCGCTCAGTGAGAGCGCCGGGCAAACTCAGCGGGGTAAGGCTGATCAGTTATGAGTCGGTCCGAAGTTACATCGAAGGATTGCCGAAATAGCATGTTAAACAAAGCCACGCCAGCGGATCTAAAGCGAGAGCGCAAGCTTGCCGGCAGCAAGCGAGGGCGGGCCGCTCTGTTGGCCGAGATGGTCGACCGGTTGCCCGTGCTCGCAAATCAGCTCGGCAAGCCCGGCAACCTATGCGAGCCGGGCGACTTGGTGTCAGTGGGTTACCTGGCAATGCAGGCGGCTATGGAACGCTGGAAACCGCGACCAGGCGTGCCATTCTGGGCATACGCCAAGCCAAGCGTCAGGTCGGCTATGGTGCGGGCCTTGATGGGTGCCGCAACCCCGCAACCGGTCGAGCCAATCGAGCCCGACATGTTTCCGGCGTCGCCTGCCGCGCAGAGCACGGTGCTCGACGCGCTGACATCGACGCAACGCCGCGTGGTTGAAATGCGACTACTACAGCGCCCGATAGCTACCGAGCGCGAGACATGCAAGGTGCTTGGCCTAACGCGAGATGAGGTGCGGGTTGCTATGTGGGAAGCGTTGAAAGCCCTAAAGCAGAACTCATGAGCGCACCCATGACAGACGAGCGAAGCGAGGAGGGCGTTGGCGTGCCGCGTCTTGTTCTGCCTTGTGATCGCGTGGAAGGGCTCCCAACCGTGAAGTGCAAAATCACGCCCGAATACTCGAACAGCGAGTCGCAGATTTACGTGCATGGAGTGGGAACGCTCGGGAGAACTGGACTTTGTGTCCAGTGTGACGCTGCCATTTATCGGCGCGAGGCACCAGGCGGAACATTTCCCGGAAATCTTGCGGGGGCATCATATCACGCGGTCGAAGGCGGTTTGGTTTGTTTGCCTGATCCGCCTTGTTCTGCCTTTGTGATCGATCCAAGATAATATTTGGTTAAATGAAGCTCCACACTTGGCAGGAATCGAACGTAAGTAGGCTAGCCGCCATTATCGGAACAGGGGGATGTTGCGGCAATACATGGATCGAAGAAAGGGAATGGCTCGCTGAATCCGGCATGGGTCGAGTGGTTGATGGGGTACCCCACAGGGTGGACCGACTTAGAGGACTTGGAAACGCCATCGTCCCCCAAGTCGCCGCCGAAATCCTCCGAGTGATGATGGAAGTGGATTCTTTGACGAACGTCAAAGCCTCTCGCTGCCGTGCCGGTGACTCTCCAAATTAACTCCAGCGTGATCGGCAGTCGATGAGCCCTGCCTTGTTCTGCTTTTTTCGTAGAATGTTAAATTAATTGTAGACACACGCAAGAAACCGCGTATTATAATCACATCGCAAGACGCGATACCGCCTCAGCGGATCTGAGAAATCTAAAATCTAGAAGACCATGACTCAAAAGACAGTAACCATCCAAGGCGTTAAGCTCACCGCATCAAAGATCAAGAACGCAAATCAAAGCGAGGCGAAAGGCGGACATAATATCGCCAATATCAAAGGGCTCGAAATCCATTGGATGGCATGGCCAGAATCTGACGAGGTGCATATCTTTAATGTTGGCAGCGTCCAGCGCGATGGTGCATTTGGAGCTAAGGTAGTGTTTTTAGAGGCATGAGAGGCCGCCCAAAAGGCACAACCAAGGACGACTCCAAGCAAGGGGTCGTCCGGTTCCGTTGCGATCTCTCCCGCAAAGGTGAGTGGGTTCGCAAAGCACGGAAAGCGGGGAAATCGCTCACTCAATGGCTAACGGATCTCGCCAACGATGCTTGAGACAGAACGCTGAGTCCAGCTATCCGAAGGATTAGCTGCGACGTTTTGTTCGCTTTTCCGGTCTTGCGTGAAAATAAATGCAGAAAAACATGAAAAAAGACTTGCGCGAAATCAAAAAAGAGGTATTCTACACGCATGACAACGAACGACATCAAAGACTACCTCCAATTCAAAGCCGCTCAATTCTTCCGCCTTCGCGGTGTTGAGATCCCAAAAGACGCCGAATCACAGAAAGAGCTACTCGCAACAATCCCACAAGAAACAAGGAAGCAATGGGCAATGGAGATGATCCAAATGGGAGCATGAGTCACGGCGGAAAACGCAAGGGAGCGGGGCGCAAGCCCCGCGCAACCCCTCTGGAGGCGATCACAGTGAAAATCGAGCCAGAACACGCGGAAAAGTTCCGCAAGCTTTGTAAGGCGAAGAAACGCAGCCAATCGGGGCAAATCACCGAATGGATAAAACGAGCGAGAAAATGAAAACGATTGAAAGGGCCTGCCTCCGAACTGGGGGCAGGTCTGACTCTGATCTGAACCCGCGAAACATCTACACGGAAGCCCGCAAGATGGAGCGGCGGATTGCCCATGCCCTTCTAGCTATCGAGGCGAAACGAGAGGGGAACGCAGACGCGGCGACAAGGACGAGCGACAAGAACGCCGCCGCTTGGTCTGCCGGGGTGGCAAAAGGGTTGGAGATTGCGGCGGGATTTCTTGAGCCGAACAGTCAATTCGACAGAGTTCCGCCTATCACGTCCAAATAGGGGTGATAGGCAGAAATCCGTCTATTTCAGGCGGTTAAAGCTTAGGCAACAACGCATTGGCAGCGCGCAACGTCTCGGCGTCTATGTGGGAAGCGCTGGAAAGTTTGAAAGAATTTAACCACTAACAAGAAAAATAAAATGATAACATGCATGATGGTAATTAAAGAAGTCGACGGCGGAAACATTGCTTGCTCGATGGACCCGGACATGAGCACGGCAACAAAGCAGGAGAGGATTTATGCTAGCATCATGGACGCGGGTTTGGGCGCGGCCATGCAATACGCCTTAGAGGCGGGAGGGGAAGGCGGCGAACTGATCGAGGGAAAGAATATTTCAGCCTACGTGAGAAAGATGTTAGAAGAAATCGGCGGCGCTCCTTAAAGCCGAGGCAATGAAGCGTTGGCAGCGCGCAACGTTTCAGCGTCGATGTGAGTGTAGACCCGGTTGACGGCGTCAGACTCATGGCCAATCAGCTCTTGCACGACCGGGCCGGAAATGCCCGCTTGCTTGAGTAGCGTTGTGGCCGTGTGGCGCAGCGAGTGGAAGCTCAGCTCGGATTGTTGGCGGCGGTCCCCTTCCCGGTTGGCTTTGACATAGCGGGTGCGGACAAGGCCAGCGCTGGCGAGGATATCTCGAAAGGCATTGCTCAGCGTGGACACGCGACCAGCCTTGGCGACGACGGCGAAGGCGTCAGGGTGCAATGGCGCGTTAGGGTCGCTCGGTGTCTGCATGGCCTGGATGTGATCCATTAAACATGGGTGCAGCGGCACGACCATGCGCTTGTTGCCTTTGCCGGTCACAAAGCGTGCCTCTTGTGTAACGAGATCAAGGCTGGCCCAAGTGAGGGCCGCGATGTCTTGCAGACGCTGGCCCGTGTAGAGCCCAAATAGGATCATGCTTTGCCATTCGGGCGACGCTAGCTCATGCACGCGTCGAAGCTCATCGAGCGTAAAGGCGCGTCTAGTATCGGCGCGTTTGGCCTTGAGACGGCGCAACGCGTCGCATGGGTTGCTTGCTAGATGACCGTCCCTAACGGCGTCCTGCAGTACGGTCTTGACCGTTGAGAGGTATTTGTTGACCGTGTTAACGCCGACGCGCTTGGCGAGATCATCGCGGAACTTGCGCACATGCTCACTTGAGAGTTGGCTCAGCGTAGCGGTGCGGACCGAGTGACCGAACTCGCGCAGGCGTTTTTCGTAGACTCGATAGGTGCCGGGTGCTAGCTCGCCCTCGCGAGCGGCTAGCCATTGATCTAGATAGGCAGGCACGGTGAGGACGGCGCCGGCACCGTGCAACTTGCCTATGATTTCATCGACGACCGCATGCGCGCGTTGGGCCTCGCGCTGGTCGAGTAGATCGCGTTCCCATAGGTCAGCGAGCGCTTGTGCGCGTCTTCGGGCTTGGACACCATCGGCGCACCTGATGCGCGTGGAACGCTCTGTGCGCGCGTGTGGGAGCGTGAGACAGGCATACCAATAGGGAGAGCCCGGTTTCTGACGAATGCTGGCCATGACGGTGACACGGTATCACAGGGCACAAGAAAGGCCCGCTGGGAAAACTAGGGAACCAGCGGGCCTTTCAGGAATGAAGATTACGACCTACTCAGCCGCACGGCAAAATTGCCCGATTTCGGCTCGATCAGCAAGGGAAATTGACAACGAAATTGACAACATGCGACCGTATGCGAGCACGTCCAAACCCTTATTTTATAGGCCTAACCGCACCACCAACGCCCCGCAGGTGACCCAAGGGGGTTCAATTCTTGTTGGTAGTTGCCACTGATCGTCAATGAGTTACATTAATGGGCGCTCAGGACTGACAACGAGACTGACAACGCGTCCGAGCGTGTGCGATTATGTCCACCGATGCCGACTTATTGACCGGGTGCCGGAATAGCGCTGACAGTGCGCGCGTCATGGCAGTTGCTTATCAGGTAGCGGATCAATTCCGCGCGCTGGCCGCTATGGGGTACACACTCCAGCAAGCGCGCCAAGCGTGTCCGCATCCGATCCGTATAAACAACGCTCGACTATCTGCAGGGCTTCGGGCTGCTGGCGTTGTGTTTCCCGAGACTAGAGAGCCTAAGAGGGCCAAGACCTATCGGATTCGAAACACGCGAAAAACGATCAAGCGCGCCATTCGGGAAAGCGGGCAACCGATCTCACCGCAAGCGGTGCGCTACCGGGTTAATGTGATGGGCTGGACACTGCAACGAGCACTCAACACGCCAACGCTGACGCGGGCAGAGTCGGGCCGGATCGGTGCCAAGCGGAAAGTGGAGGCGCGGTCATGATTTCGGTAAAATCTGACATTCGAGACGTGGTCTCAAGCCTGACCGCTATCGAGCGTAAGAAGGTGCCGAGGGCGACGCGTGCGGCATTGAATCGTCTAGGAATAACGATTCGCAAAGTGCATCGTGCCAACCTGGTCGAGGAGGTGAACCCGCGTCGCAAAGGCGACGTATCCAAGGCGGTCACGCTAGAGAAGGCGACGGCAGCAAACCGGAAGCGCGGCACTCGCGGGCGCGATTTCATTGAGATCATTACCAATGAGGACTATTTACACCTTGGCCAAGTCAGAGACACTAAGGTTTCGTCATTCCGCAAGGGCAAGCGTCGAGCGCAACGCGTGCGGTTTCGTGGGCGCGTTGTAAGGGGCGCGTTTCGACCAACCAATCTGAGAAACCAGGAAGGCAGGCAGGGGCGCTCAATCTTCAAGCAAGCGCCGGGTAAGTATCGCACGGGTTCGCGAAAGATTCGCAAGCTTTACGCGTTCTCGATCTTGCAAGAGTTGGTTAAAAAGCGGCTGCATAAGAAGCTGAATAAGATCTCGGCTAGTCGATTCCAGATCGAGTTTCAGCGAGCACTGGCGAATGAACTGAGAAAAGGGTGAGTGAATCAAGGAACGCCGTCAAAGCGCTTACAGAGACCGAGATCTTAGACATGGTGCGTGCTCTGGTGACAATTAGCATTTGGGCTCAGTGCGACTCTCAGAGTTCGCAGATTAGACAAGAGGCTATGCGGGATATACGCAAGAAAGCAGACAAAGCGTTAGGCCCTTACATGAGAAAGCTATGAGTGACACACCAGAAACAGACATCATTGCAGGTGGTAAGCACATCGACTGGCAAGAGCACATTGATGATCTAGCCGCTCTGGCCCGAAAGCTAGAGCGTAAGCGAGACGAGGCGCGACAGTTTGCCGAAGTCTATCGCGAGTTCTGGAAGTGTCTCTCTGGAATTGTAGATCCACCTAATTACAATCCGTTTTCATGGATCAATGAGAAAGCGAAAGGATAGAAGCGGTGAGCGCCATGGTCGCTTGCGAGTGGTTCGATTCGTTGAGTTCGACCATGACCGGCGCGCTTTGTGGGAGTGTGAATGCAATTGCGGCGAATGGGTGGTGGTGGTCGGCAGTAACCTTGGCAGGGTGATCAACTCATGCGGGTGCTTGCGCGAGAGCATGTCAAGCATGCGCGCGCGCCGAATCGTTCAGGATAGGATCGGTGAGCAGTTAGGCGACTACGTCTTGATGGCTGATATGGGCATGCACAACGAAAGGCGTATGGTCGACGTGGAGTGCGGAGAGTGCAACGATTCAAGAATAATTCGATTCGATAACTGGAAGCGCGGGCCTGTTTGTCGAAAGTGTCAGAGCAAAAGAGATGAATGATAGGAAACGTAGCGTGCTTGTTAGTAGCTCTTGTGCTGATGTTAGCGGGTCCTTACTTTATGACCTTGTGAGGGCTTCAAGCT